GGTGAGCTACTTCCCATCTGGTGTGTACTCCATCATGATCATCCGCCGCTTCCAGCCTCTGGCCTTGAAGATCGGCTCATAGCCCGGTCGAACACATGCTCGAGCGAACTCGCATCCTTGTTCCAATGCCCACTTCTCTACCTCGTCCATGAGCTGCAGAACTGCATCGAGCTCGCCGGCCGAGATAAAGCAGTGAAGGAACTTGCGCCTTGGCGACTGCGAGATCTCGGTGACGATGATCGCGCGATCGTTGTAGTGCGCCTGCATCTCCCCTCGTTTGAGGGCTTCGATGACGTCTTCTAGGGTGTGCGTGTCGCTGCCCAATCGCAGCGCCTTCCGCATCCTAGTAAGGAGGAGAGCCTGTTTGTCCAAGGGCCACCGCCGTTGTTACCAGGTTCCCACTGTTATCTACCGAAACTTTATACACAGAACCATCGGGTGCTTGAAGCAAAACCGACTCGACCGCCTCAATTTTGATCACCGCCTGGCCGATGATCTGGTCTAAGGCCGAGAATGCCCGCGTGAAATAGCCTGGGTCATAGCCCGCGGGGGCCGGAGGAAGGTTCGCCCTCATCTGCGCCCCTTAGGAACGAAATCAATCCGCATCTCGCCAATGCTCCACTCTGCGTCCTCAGTGGCCGCCACCTTGATACGGAAATCCCGCCCTGTCACCCGCACGTCGGTGTAGCCGTCAGACCTGGGGTTGTAGGGGCCTGAGGTGGTCTCAGAGCCCTCCGGCGTAAAGGAGGAGAAGAAGGTCAGCTGCGTGCTGTCGTACCCGTAGCCGCTGTCCGTAAGCGCCTGGCGCACGAAGGAGATCGCATTGCCGTTCTGCAGGTTAAGAGACCCGGTCTCAGCGTAGCGATCCTCTTCGATCGGCGTGCCGGCCGCGGTCCAGCCGTTCTCCTGGTAATACAGGTCGTTGTTCTCGTCGGCCGCCAGGGGGAACTTGAACACGCCGGCGCTGCAGGCGGCCGTGCGCGTCATCGTGTTACCGATCCCCCACCAGTTTTCCTGATAGTTATAGAACACCGACAGGTTGGGATAATCCTCGCCCTGCGACGGGAACCAAAACCAGACCTCTGAAAAAACGCCGTTATCTGCCCCGTGCGAATACAGTGGGCCAGCATCTCGGTCGATGTTGTCGAAGACATAGGCGCCGACATCGCAGGCCAGAGGCTTCACGACGCCGCCGTCGTACATCCAGAAGCTTTCCTTGCCCATCCAGATGCAGCGCCCGGCCGTTGTCGCAAAGGACCGAGGCGACATCAGGCCGCACCCAAAGCCGATGCGCTCGATCGAGTAAACGTAGGGCAGACCGATAAAGCGCATCAGCCAGGCTTCGCTGTCTGTCCAGATCAGGGTTCCTTCACGCACCGGGGCGCACATCACCAGCGCGCTTTCCGTGTCCAGATCCAGGTAGCCGGCCGTGTTTGACGTGCTGGCGAAATCCCAATCGGTGTAATTTTCGCGCGAGCTCCAGGCGACGCGGCGCGGATAACCGCCGGCGCCCAGCAGCACAGCGTGGCGCTCTGGCGTCACAATCACTGCGCGGTTGTTGATTGGTATCGTCTTGGTGGTCGTTACAGATCCACCACTGCCGGTCGTATCTGTACCTGATGAAGAAAAGGTGAAGCTGGTGTCATTTATGACGGCGACCACCGTTTGCGTGCCATTGAAACTGCCAACCGAGTTACCAGACACGACGACGCTCTCGCCGGCAAGATAGCCGTGGTGGTCTTCGGTCGTTACTGTCGCCACGTTAGAAGAACGCACGATGTTGACGATGTCGTTTGTTCCTACAGGCGCAGCAACGGGCTCGTTGTGGTTCCAATGCAAGAGCCTTCCGTCACTCGAGGACACGGCCAGAAGATCGCCGCCCCAGTTATCGAAGGTCCACGAGAACGACGGGACAAAGGCCGCGCTTTCAGGCCGCCTGTCGGCCACCGGCAACGCAGCTGTGCCACCAGAAGATGACGCATTGCTGGCCGTCTGCGCGTAGGTAAATGTCGTGGAAGAAGGCACGCTGGCGATCGTGAAGGTGCCGTTGAAGGTCGCATCTGTTACGCCCGCAATCAACACCGACATACCGACCGGAAAGCTGTGCGCCTCTGCCGTCGTGATGGTCACGACGTTGGACGTGCGTACCGCCGTCGCGATCGCGACAGAGGCGTAGTCAAGCCCATAAAGAAGCTCACCGTAGTCATAGGCACCATAGGCGCCGTATTGGGCTTGGTCTGGCGGCGTATATCCGCCTGGCGTGACGTTATTGAAGGTAGAAGCCTCGAGGACATACAGTTGCTGATTGCAACCGATCGCCGCGTAAGGCACGCCGTCATTCGAGGACCAGGTGAAGATGCCTCGCACCATGCTCCCGAGAGGCGAGCTGGTAACGCGCTGCCACCCCCCCACCGGCAAAAGCTTCCCAGAGCGCCACCGCACCAGGTTTGCATCCCAGTACCGCCCCTTCACCTGGAGCGGCGTCGCAGGCTTCACAACACCAGCTGGTAGGTTCAGAGCGGCGAGAGGCATCAGGCAACCTCCGATGTAGCTAGGACAGAGGCGACAGCCTCCACTTCATCCACACGACGCACCCACCCGCGCCCAAAGGCATCGAAGGTAGGCAGGCTGCGCAAGAAAGCCTCACGCGCCTCCGAATAACTCGCAATGAAAGCCTCGATGCCGGAGGTCGCGACGGCGTCCTTGATGGCCGCCAGCGTCTTAGGCCCAATGGCACCATCTTGCGTTGCGCCCGCAATCTTCTGGGCCAAGATAACAGCCCTCTTCGGGCCGGAATTGATCGCCGTGTCGAACATGGCGTAGTCCACCCCAGGGGGCAGATCATCGCCGCGGATCGCGTCCCAGTAGCGTGCCTTATAGAGAGGCGCCACATCTGCCGGCGTCAAGGCGCGCATCTCTGCCTCGTCGACAGGACGACCGACCCAGCCTTCCCACGTCTTCTTGGTGCATCCCAGGTTAGTCATGCCGCCTGGATCACGCGGATGGTTCACGAAGCCCCCTTCGTGCTTCAGAACCGCCGCCAGCGCCTTGTCGAAAGTGTCCTTCATCGACCTGCCTTCATCGCCTGGTTCAGCGCGTCCGTCTTTTCCTTAGACCCCGCGCTCGAGCCAAAGTAATAGCTGATTATCGCGCCCCATGCAGTACCTAATGTACCCAACATCACCAGCATGGCCTCGCCGCCGTGCTGAGGCAGGCCGTTGGAGATCATGTAACCCAGCACGCCAAAGAAGCCGAGGGTTACAGCCCCGGCCAAAGCCTTAGGCGTCCAATCGCCGGTCTTGACCTCCCGCTCCCTGGCGGAAGCCCGATCGGCACTGGCAATGCGCTCCAGGTCGATGTCGAGCTCGCGCATCTGCACCGCGAAGGATTGCTCGGCTTGCTTCAGCGCCAGCAGCTGCTCTGGGGTGGCTTTGGTTGCGGCTTCAATAAGCTCATCCTCAGTGCCGTCAGGCTTACCTAGAAGGGCTTCTGATATGGCGCGGGTTGCCATACCAGCCAAAGGACCGCCAACAGCGTTGGCAATGGACGGAGCAACCGTCTTAACGAGGTTGAGTAGCGTTTCCACCGCGGCTCTCCAGTAGCGCCAGGCGCCGTTCAAGATCGTTGGTAACGCGCGTAAGATCAGCGCGAATAGAAGCACGAGCAGCAGCTGCATCAGCTGCCATCTCCAACCTGCTGCGCTCAATACCAGCCATGGATTTTTCTCTATCCAATGTCATATTGCCGCGAGCAATAGCAGCATCCCGCTCGATCTGATCAATACGCTGTGTCAGTTGTTCCCTGATTTGCGCCATGTCGATAGTCGTACCTTGCGGCGGGATGGCTCGATTGTCTTGTGTCACCACCACCGCCACACGCGATTTAAGAATGGTGATTTCCTGATTGGCAGACGACAGCGAGGTCATCAGGTACACCACGCAGGAAAAAAGGATCGGGACAGCAGCGAAGACGACTTTCTCGATTAACGCCCCCTTGGATGCGTTAGCCGCCATTTGCTCAGACATTTGGGCCTGTTTGGCTGCGTCTGACATGGCGCTAACCCTTATCTGCTTTTCTTTCAAGGCGCTCAAAGATTGCTTTCAACATGTCTTTGAGCTCTTGAATGTCTGACTTGTAGTCGTCCTTAGTCACATACTTGGTGTGGATCTCGCGCTCGATCTCCTTCATGTCACCTTGAAGGGATCGCACGCTTTCCCACAACACTTTAAGGATCCAACCTGCAGCAGCGCCGCTGACCCCGACGATGATGTTGTAGAGATCTTGCGACATCGCTCATAAGGATCCTTCTATTACAAACCCAAGGCGGCCTTCAGCTCTTCTGTCGAAGAAGCCGCGTCGATGACGTTTTGCATGACCGCATACTTGTCACGGATCGCCTGGCGCGCAGCTTCCGCCTCTGCTTCCGCAACGCCGGGGATGCGCTTGGCGATCACCTCGTCGTGCGGAGCAAACTCTGTAGCTCGGGCCTGACGACGCATGTCGTGCGCAATGGATTTGGCCTTATCAATGTTCACCGTAATCATTCGCTGTACTCCCAAGCACCACGGAAAGTGCGGTCTGCTGGAATGTCATCGACATCCACGATCTTGAATGGCTTACCCTCAGGCACATCCTTGGCGGCGATTTCTTCAATCGTCAGCCCGCACTCGGGCGCAGGGATGATGACGGCGACACCGCCTTCGTCTGTGGGATAAATGATGCGTTGGTTCATTTTGCGCTCCTAGCGAACGATCGCGACAATCACGGTCGATGAATCGCCCCTGCCCGTCCCATAGCTTTGACTGGGGTCTTCGTTGGAGACTTGCACGCTCCCGGTTGCCAGACTTGTATTGTTGATAGCAGTGATTCTGTTATTGCTGGACTGAGCATTGTTCATCGCAAGAACGGCGTAATTTACGTCTGGCATGCTCGCTGTAAAGTTGACCGTATATAGGCCCACTCCGTTATCAGTAATCGAGCTAACGTTTCCGCTGGCCCTAATCGCTACAGTCCCTGTGCCATTGAAATTGACCCACGCCCGGCAACCATAGGC